AAGTCGCCCTCTATGTCCAATGGCTGCAAAGTTTCAAAGTACAAATTTAAGTTTACACCCGCTTCATTTAAAACAGGGTCTAATATTTCCAATACAACATTCTGTAAAGGCTTAATAACCATATTTTCAAACAGAATAAAACTGTTTCTCAGTTCGTCTGCATTGCTGCTAAATCCGTTTGTTGATGCAATACCAAACAATAACGGACTTGTAACATTATGCCCTAACATTATTTTTCTCATACACTCCTCACTTAAGTAGCTATAATGTGCGGGTGCATCATTTAACGGGATGCTATCAACTGTTGTCTTGTGGTCTTTATCTTCATTGAAAGCAACTACAACTTTTTTACCATTTGACCCCGTTAATGTATTTTTAACTTTACTGGCTGTAATTTGCTGCTTTTCTTCATCAGGTACTCCGTTGTTGAAGTTTACAACCGTTGTAGGACTGAATCCGTTTTGCACCTCATTAATAAGGTACTCAGCTATGTTTTCCTCTAAAGTCGCATAAGGAATTGCACCTAAATAGTCTACATTTGAATAGTATTTCTGACCTACTGAGTAATTGCCACCGAATAAAATTTGTATTTCACCACCAAATCCATAAGCTGGAATAGGTTTAGGCGGGAATTTTCGCAAGTCTTCCCAATTATCAGAGTACCAATACTGTTCAACTATACCGTCTTTGTTGCATTTATTGGCTCTTAATAGCTGAACGGGCAAATGCTCTATTTTTACAAGCTCATTTTTACCATTAAATAGCAATTGCATACTGAAATTCCCTAATAATTTTAGGTCAATTAGTACCTTTTTAAGACAATCATTGGACATTAAAGACTTAAAGCGTGCAAATTCATTAGGTTTAACCCTCGCATCCTTTGCTTTTAAGCCTTTTCCATACGCTAATTTAACGACATTGTTTATAATTGCGTTGTTTGTGGTGCTATTATTATAAGAATTTATAAGGTATTGATAGTGATTATCATCTTCACCGTATAAAACCCAGTCCTTTTGGTTGCTCTCGATGCTCTTTGGCGGCTTATAAGCTGCTAATTCTATAAAATGTAGATTACTCATAAACTTTGTATTGATTGTTTGATGCTCTTTGTGTGTACCTATTGTTATTTATGCTAAAGTCATCAGGGTTTTGATTAGTGCAGAATACTAAAGTTTTAAACACCTCGTTATTATCAGCAAAAACCTGCATTAGATAGGTTTCATTTTCTACCAAATCCAACGCTAAATTAACAATATAATAGTAATTAAACGGAACTACATTTGCAACCTGATAAGTTAAAACCTCTTTTGTAGTTTCATTAGTAAAAGTGATAGTATCAATATTAAATAAACATTCTATTGCTTCAAATATACCTCCATCAGCTATTACCTTTTTTTTGAAATCTAAAAATATTTCCAAATTTGAAGGCGTTAAAAAAATTTCCTGAATTGTTTGCGTTGATTTTAGTATCATTTTATAAAGGTATTTAAAAAAAAAGACAAAACCGCTAAGAATTGTCTTTTTTCTTTTGTTTACAAAACAGAATCCTTAAACACCCACTACTACTGTGAATCCAACAGATGCTGGCGCAGCGTCTAAGAAATTAGCTGGTACTGGCTCCTCTCCCGTCAAGGTAATTGAATAACCATTCATATCAGCTAAGGCTGCACCCGTTTGAACGCTTCCACCTGTTACTTCTAAACCTCTTGCAAGACCTGCCAAAAAGAAATTCCCGTTGTTATCTTCAACAATTGCGGTAAGTCTGCCGAAACTCATTAGCTTCAACTCCTTATGCATTTTTGGGGTTAATTTTTTTAAAGACAATTCCAAAACTTGCTCAAAATATGTAGTTCCCGTTTCTCTTGAAGATACCACCGTCTCTGTGAAACTTGAGCTACCTTTCAACTCGTATTTAAAAGCGTCTGGGTTTCCCGTTAATGCATCTATCACGTCCGTATCAGTCGAGTCATAAGTAACTGTCGCAATATCTCCAAAATTACCCAGATAAACCGCTCTTAATCCTCCTATTGTATCTTTACAGACCTCAAGTCTGCCTAATCCTATATCACAACTCATCTTTTATATGTTTTTATAAGGGGCAGATTAACGCCCCTTTTTTTGTTATTAATTAGCTGCGTTAACGATACCGTAAGTCACGATGTCCTCGATGATGCCGTACTGAGTACCTGCACTCATTCTCATAACTACTCTTACATTCTGCGAGCCGTCGATGTCTGACATATCGATAACTTTCACCTCGTTGGTATCTGCCAAAAGAGAAACCCCAAAATAAAGATTATCTTTTTCTGCAGCGATTGCTGTGTTTGGAAGTAATCCCTCAGCCACAAACAAGTTTACACCGTCAAACATTAGGTCTCCTAAAGCTTGGTTGTTACCTTGTCCGTTAACACCGCTACCACCTAATCCGTTTGCACCGAATCCACCTAATGCTCTTACATAAGCCTTGTAGATGTTTTGTGCTACATAGATAGATAGGTTTTCTTTGCCGTACAAAGTAGCCGGAATAGCATCTACGATTTTACCAAGTTCTGCGATTACGTTTGCAGCCGTTACGGTTGTACCTGCTACTTCTTGAGCTGCTGGTAAATTAGCATCTAAAGCGATTTGCGTTCCAAGTCCTGCGAATTGTCCTGCTGTTGCTCCAACACCTCTCCAAATGTTTACTTCGTTTGCTGCAGCTACTTTCTCAGCTACGTGAGCAATAAGGAAGTCAGCAAATGATTTGGGTAGTACGTCAAAGTTTGAGAATCCCATCTCGATACCTTGCCAAGTGCTTCTAAAGTCTTTTTTACAAAGTTGTAGATTAACCTGCAATTCTTTTACCTCAAGGATTCTTTCGGTAAGTGTAACGCTTGAAGTAGCTGAAAAGTCGCAAGACCCATTAGCCAATAAATCGCCTGTTGCTACCTTTTGAATAACCTGCTTGTATTTAACGTTTGGTAAAATCTCAACACCTCCATTTTCAATGGTTGGTGAAGATAGTAGGGCGGCTGCAATGTATTTTGATGCAAACTCGCCTGCATAAGTTGTTGTGATTGTTGTTGTTGTTGCCATTTTTTTTTATTTATAGATTTTGTTTAATACTGAGTTCATTCTTGTGTTCCCTTTTTTTGAAAGTTTAAATTGCTCGACCTCTTTAGGCTCTGGATTGTGTACAATAACTTTAGCTGTTTGTGCGCTCATTTTTGATTTTTTTCTAAACGCATCAGGTTGTTCATCTAAGATTTCAATAATTGCATCAATTACATCTTCTGCAATTTCTTTTGAATCTTCTACCGACACCTCATCAGGAGTATCAGCATTAATTACTTCCGTTAATTTTTCTAAAATTTCAGGAGCTACTTCTACTATCTCTTCGATAGCTTCTTCGATAGCTTGTTCGCTTAGTTTAAATTTTCTTGCCATTTTTTGTTTTTTAAAGTTAATTTCACGTATTTCTTTTATTTGTTTAGGTTGCGGCTCAGATTCTACTTCTGCCTCAACTTGTACTTCAGACTGTGGTTCTTCAGCAGGTTTATCACTTACGGATTCAATTATTCCTTCAACCGCTACGACTATAACCTTTCCATCTTCGGTTTCATACTCACCAACTGGCATAGGTACAATAGTGTCCTCTGTTACTATCCCTATAGAAAAGTCAGGTGCAAATTCTTCTGCTTCAACGGTTGTGACACCATCTATAAGCATAGCTTGCTCTAACTTAATTTCCATTCCTAATAGTTCCTTAATTTTGTTTAATTTACTTTTCATTCGCTTGTGATTGTTCTAACTTGATTAATATTATTTACATTATTTTCACTTTGATTTTGCAAAGTTCCAATTCCTTGATTTTGGAGTTTTCCTTCGCAGCATTCCTTTGAGTAGGTTTTCCCGTCATCACAAAGACACGCTTTTTTTCCTCCTTTTGGGCTTGATGTTTTTTTAATCATTTTCTAATATTTGTTTTAATTTTTCAATTAATTTACTTTCCTGCATTAATTCTACTTTGTCAGTAAAATACCCTTCTATTGAAAAGCCTTTTATTTTTCCGTTTTTAACGTCTTCTTTAATTTCGGGGTTGTCTGCCTTCATTGAAATAACCCAAGTGCCCTCGGGATATGAAAAGCCGTATAAATTAGATTTGTCTTTCTCACTATTTTCTACAATCCAACTTTCAACTACCGTCATACCATTAATGGCTTTATCGTGTTGAAGTGTTGCCTTGTTTTGGTTTCCGTTTTTAAAAAACATTTCGCTGGCTTGCCTTACTGTATCTTTTGAAAAGTAAACATAGTAATCATCATCTTTTCCCTTTCTAAATATTTGCTTGTTCGGGATTAAAGCTGCACCCATTAAAATACCTCGTTCCTTATCTACTTCTTTAAACTCAATTTTAATGTCCTCATTTAGAGAAATGAAATTACTTTCAATCGCTGGTCGGTCAACTAATGAAATAGCATCTATCCCATCGTTAAAATTTTCAATGATTAATTCGACTATTCTCATACTTATATAACGTAAAAAATTACCTTTTTGCAACTTTTATTTTTAATATTTTTAACCAATGCTTGCGCTCTCAATGATATTGCGGTCTAACGATTGTGCGCTTGTAACATTATTTGCAACCACATACGTCTGAATTGGTGCTTGGTTCTCTCCTAACCCTGCTAATTGATTTGCCACACTTCCTGTATTTACATCAAACTCTGGAGGGGTTGGCTCGCTTGTCGATGCTGTCGGTATGCTCGGTGCGCTTGGTATTGAAACTCCACCACCCCCACCTCCTCCTGGAGTTTTTACTTTGACTATATTTTTAACCGCTGCGAATCCTATTGCAGCAGTAGAAGCAATATTTGCCAACTTAATACCAAATTCAAAAGGTGTAATAGTCTTTGTGGCTAACTCTGCCGTAATACCTTGATATGTATTTATTAATGCTTGAGCGATTGCAAAGGCTTTTCCTGCTTTAGATTGGTTGCCTAATATGCTTGATATTGCCCCAATTGTTTCTGATAACATTTGAAGGGATGCTTCATTTTTTAATCGCTCAATTTCTTCTTCTGCTTTGGCTGCATCTTCTCTAATTCCTGTTATTTTGTTCGCACTCTTTTGAATGATTAACGCCCTTTGGCTTTCGGTTAAATCTTCATTCGCTAATAAAGCATCCCTTTTGGCTTCTTCAATTTCAATTTCTTTAGCGAGTTTTATCTCGCCTTCTTCTTCCATTTGCAAAAGCTCAAGCTCTAGTTTTGCCATTCTTTCGACCTCTGCAATTTCTGCACGCTTTTTTTCATATCTGTCACGTATTTCTTGAAGTGCAGTTTGTTGCGCTTCCTCTAAAAGTTCGGTCTCTTCTCCAAACTCTTTAGCTAATTCAATTAACCTAAAGTACTTTTCCCTGACGGCGTTTTCCTCTTGTGTTTGGGCTTCTAATCTGGATTGTAAAAACTCATTTTCAAGGGCTTGAATTTCCATTAAAACACCATGTTTGCCTTTTAGCTCTTCAAGTATTTGCTTGTCAAGGTCTAACTCTTTTTGTTTGTTGTCCTGTTTTGGTCTGTTTAAACGAAGCATTATAAGTTCTAAATCAATAGTCTCACCTGTTAATGCATTTATTTTTTCTTGAATTTCTCTTTGCCTTTCAACACTTTCGATGGTTTTGTTTGCGATGTGCTCATATATTAAAGACGTGCTTAACGCTCCCTTCATAGAAACCCAAATCCCCTCCCAAAATCCCACCTGAGTTCCTGTGGATTTTTCCATTTCCAACTCAGTTTCAAGGGCTTTAAGCAGTAGGTTGTTAATCTTCATTTGGTCAATTAACAACTCTTTTTTCTTTAACACAAGCTCTTCTACTGAGTCATTATTTTCTTCAGCTAATTTTATTTGCTTGTCAAGTAAATCTATTTGAGAGCTTATTAGTGATTTTGTCGCTTTTAAACTTTCAATGTACTCTCTTTGCTTTTTCTCTGCCTGTGTTATAAAAGCCACTATTTCATCCCAATACGCAACAATAGCACCTAAGGCAACAACTAACGCACCAATACCTGTAGCTATTAACGCCTTGCTTAAACCCGATAAAGATGCGCTAAATAATTTAACAGATTTAACAGACTCAAACGCCGCATCTTTTAATCTACTAAATCTTGAAACAGCACCACCAGTAGCATCGTCTAAGGCTTGAATAATTTTATTACTATTAACCGATTGTTTCTCTTGCTCTTTTTGCGCCTTAGTTAAGTCTTTTACTTCTTTTTCTAAGTTCTTGACATTTTTTTGAGCTGCTTCAGTTTCTGCTGTTATTATTATTTTTTTCTTAATCGCCATTTTATCTGTCTTTTAAATTCGTTAATATTTTCAGGGAGTTTGTATTTTCCCTTTGCTTGGTTAATTAACTCTGAGTCTCTAACCTCAACAAAACTTAATAATTTTAATATATATCCTATCATTACGTTCCTTGTTGTATTACATAAAATGATTGTATCCCTGAACCATCTTGAACTATTTTATACTCATCTATTCTTGCATCTGCACTTGTGTTTTCAGTTACTGTAATTGTTATTTCATTTTGTTCAGCCTCAAATAAAAGTGTGGAAAAATTATCTATAATAGGTACAAAAGTAACATCGTCAGGTAATCCCGTTGCGTCTAATACTTTAGTTTGTGCCTCAGACGTGGGTCTGGTACTCCCTTGAAACAGTATTACAGACCTAAGGTCTTGCACTAATTCAAAACTTGTTTCCCCTGTTGTCAATTCGTTTGTGAAGTTGTTAATTAAGTACCTTTTATCTCTCAAGATTATTCTATCATTTAGCTTCAATTGTGTCAATATAGACAAAGGCAAACGCATTTTTATTTTTATAATTCTTGCCTTTTTATTAAATATATTCTCTAAATAACTTGAATAAAAATTTTGGTATAAACTGTTAAATATTGGCTGGTTTGTGTCAATGGTATTTTCTATCCCAAAATTCAAAGAAAATATTTCAGTTCCTATCGTTGTTTGATTTCCAAATGCTACATAGGTCTGTATGGGGGAAAGCCCAAAACGAAACTGCTGCGCTGATGTTTTTACAGAATCTCTATACAATAAAATAGGTTTATTTTTATAAGGCTTTTCATCTGGCGTTATATTAAACCCCATTAAAATATTACTTGAAAGAGTGCTCCCCCCTGATGTATATTTTAAGTCAGTAAACAATAAAGTTTCAAAAGGTAATTCTACTGAAAACTCCCCACCATCTCCATCAAAGGATGCGTTTAAATCTCCGTAATCGTAAGCTCTTGTTATTAAGTCTCTAAACTTTGTATTTACAATAGTACCGCTTTTCTGATACTCAAAATTAATTTCATTGTAAACTTTTACTCTTTCTATTTTGTTTGAAGTGTCTGAATACTTTGTCAAGTTTCTTATTTTACCTAATTGGTAAAAAGTGTCTAAAGTTTCAAATCTATATGATGTTTCAGAAAGTGGAATTATAGTTAAATTAAACATTTTTATCAACCCAGATAAAAAATCTATAATTTTAATTCTCGGTGCTATTTTATTAAAATCATATTGTTCTGCAATACTTTGTAATGGAATTACAATGGTTTTATTAATTGGTGTTCCCGCTAACGTTTGCCCCGTATAAACCAATGTCCCCTCAAAGTCATTTCCGATTTCTGAGCTTATTTGAATAAAATATACGCCTTCATTGTTTCCAGTTCCTTGTCCTATTGTACCATCGCCTGCGGGTTCTGTTGCTGGCGTATCTTCTTCAATTATTGTAAAACTTTCAGGACCACTTCCCGTTCCATCAAAATTTATTATATTACTAGCAAATCCTGTTGATGAAACTCTAAACACACTTACATAATAAGGAATGACAATTGCAGTATCGGGGTCTATAGTTAATACAACCTGACTATTAAAAGCATCTACTTCAAAACTTTTGTATTCAAAAAAATCATCGTTTTCAGTGAAAATTATTGGCGTTGTTCCTGAGCCTGATGCTGTAGAAAAATCAATCCTTTTTGGTTTTAGCAGCGTTACATATTCCTCTTCATTTTTAAAATATAAGTATAGCCTTTTAAATCTTTCTGAGTTTAAAAAACTCCCTGAAAAAGTAAGTCCAAAATCCGTTTCAATTGCATCAAATATTTTATCTACGCTAACCGCTGGAGGTAAATTAAATCTATTAATAGTATTAGCTCGTGTTATATTTTTATCATTTCCTTGTTGACCAGTAGAAAAAAACCATTTCTTTTCATTTGCTATTAATGGAAATAATACAGGGGCGGTCGGTGAATCTCCTTTAACTAAATTAAGTACATCTCCTTCTCCAAACGATGTTATAATGTCTGTGAAATCTAAATCCCTTACTTCATTTTCCCCTATAACATCAACAAGGGTTTTCAACTCACCAAAAAAAGTAAGTGAGTAGCTTTGTATTTTGTTTTCCTTTACAGATGCTGCTTCTATTTGCCAAACTCCTTCTCTAAATGGTATTGTGTCAATCTCAATATATCCTTTCGCTTTTATCCTTTGGTCGAATCCATCTTCAACTGCATTTTCATACCAATGAGAAAGTATCTGGTTATTCTTTTTGCTCGCTGGTATTGTGAAAGTCTTTGAGTAGTCCGCATAAATTTTAGTTATGTCAGATAGGTTTTTAGCCGTTGAGGTAACGGATATTTGCTCATCTTTAAACGTTTCCAATTTATGCGCAATCTCGTCAATATAAATATATAGATTTACCTTCATTATATCACATCATTTATAAGGTTGTAATCATATTCAAACTCCATTGTATAGTTAATATTTTTATCTATAATGTTTTGCTTTAAACTCGTGCTTTTTGTTTTTAGTTTTACAGGCTCACTATCTAATAATACCACCGTACTGAGTAGTAAGTCCTGTATTAATTCCTTGTAATTCTCAGGTACGAATCCCGTATTTAAAGTGATTGATTGTGTACCGCTAAAATTAAAATCTTGACTTTGCCCTATCTGTGGGTTGTAGTCGTAGCTTTCGGGCAATAGTTGGAAATTCTCGCTCTTTGTGTCTATCCTTTCAGTCTTTGCTTTAAAGAATGTAAGAAATTCCCAACCTCCGTGCCTGTTTATAAAGTTGCATTGTACGGGTGTATATTTAGGCTCGCATACTTGTTCAGCGATAAAACTTTCAGAGACAACTGGTGCACCCAAGTCGGTTAATATGTCAAATAAGCATCCGCCCTCAAATGTGCCACCGTCATCAATAACCCTTTGAAAAAAACTAAATCCAATATTACTTTTATTTAAAATGTTTTCGCCCTCTTGTATTGGCAGCTTGTACAGTTTATTAGTTGTATCAATTAAAATCTGCGTACTATTCCATTCATATAAACCTGTTAATAAAAAGGCATTGACATATTTAGGTGTTGAATATTGTACTTTTATATTATTGTTTCTTAATATTTGTTTTGTGCTTTCTTTGCTGCTGCCTTGTACGTACAAATTATAACCTTCTACCGCTTCATAAGTCAGTGTGGCTTTTAAAATAAAATTTCCCGTTGTCTTATAGAATGTTTTTACTTCAACAAATACCATATTTTTTTCGCTTTCCTGAGCCAAAACAACTGCTTGCGGAATTACAGGGTTTATAAACTCCTCAATGAATTTAGATATATTGTATATGGTTTCCCTTTGGGTTGCACTTGCTATTTTCTTTGTTAATATAAAAGTGGCTGCCGTTGGCTTTGTTTGGGTGCGATTCCATATCCTTAACTCAACTTTTGTTTCAGTTTGTGTTGCTTCGTTAATAGATATTATATACGGACTTCTAATATTTAGCAACCTTCCTTTTTGTGCTGACATATCTTATTTTTTTAGTGTAAATTTTAAAAAGTTTTCTACATCCAACCCGTACGCTTGTATCAATTGGTCTGGTAATTCCGTAAACTGCTTTTCAAATGGTTTGGTAAAAAAGAAACTTGGTTTTATCCCTTTTAAAAAGACCCCTCTCGCTATTGCAAAATTTGCCGATTCCCTGCTTAAAAATTTACCTTGTTTATCCCTTGGTGCTATTCCTCTTTTTACGCTCCATTTGTCAAACGCTTTCGGAGGTGGCATACCTTTTAAACTCTTCCCGCCCCCTTTGCGCTTAAATGATATATTATTGCCATTATAGTCTTTTGCATTGTGCTTCTGTTCAACTCCATCAACTCCTCTATCTTGAAATACTCCATAATTCAGCATCTCAAAACTAAGCGAAAAAGAATTAGGGTTTACGGTTAATTCTGAATCTAAAGACTTCCATAATCTAAAGGAACTGTTTTTTTTGTCAAGGTTGTTTTTTGCTCCTTGCATTACATCCTTTGCAAATTTATTTAACGCCTTTTGTGTTTCGTTTGCTTGCATTATTTTTTAATAACTAACTTTGCTCTTTGTATGTTTATAGTTTCTGTTTTTGAACTTACCACCCAAAGGCTCAAATTATCACCCTCTTCAAAATCAGCCACGTCGGTTGTTGTTATATTAAGTCCACGCCCTAATGGGAGTTCTGTTTGCGGGTTGCAAGTGCAAATAAGATTTCCATTTTTTCTTAACTGAATCTCGTATTTTGTGTTATTTGTCCCTGTAAAGGTTAGCATTCCATAACATAAATACTCCGCTGCAATTAAGGCAACTATCTGATTGTTGTCGGTGTCGCAATTAACGTTGACCTCTCTGGAATTAACCCAGTCAACATCTAACTTTTTAGGTGTGTTGGCTGTTAAGCTTACCGTTGTTGCGTTAAAATAACTAATCCTACCTGATGCAGGCGTTACAATATCTTCAAGTAACCCACCAACTCTTAAGGCGGTGTTGGCGTTCTCTTGTACTTCATTTTTAATCTGCTGTGCTTTTTGTATTAAGTTCATTATTTAAAGGTTTTATCAAAGGTTTTATCAAAGGTTTTATCAAAGGTTTTATCAAATGTTTTTATTACGTCATCGCAAATAGTCATATCATTTCTCACTTGGATTGAAAAGTCAACACTCCAACCTGCGAGGCTGTTTTCAAATCTCTCTGTGAACGGCTCTAAAGTTGGATTCGCTACTAACTGAAAATTATCATAAGCTAAATCCCCCCTATTTAATCTATCCAGTAATCTATTGGCAACTAAAAATTGAGTGTTCCAAATATCAAGCTTGTTGTCGGTCAATTGTCCTTCATCTACAATATCCATACAAAGAATTGAAATGCCAAACTCCCAAACGTTGCCCTGATGTTGTGCGTTGTTTACTATGATATGCGACAAAGGGAATAAAGTTTTTTTGTTTAAGTCCACGTCGAATATATCCCCTTCCGTTACCGTTGTAACAAATGGGTCTTCTTGTAATGCGTCTTTTATCTTTTGAATTATAAAATATATCATCGTCTATTTTTTATTTTTTGAATTTCTAATTCGTTGTTTTCTTTCGTGAACATTAACCAAGTTAATAATTGATGCAATGGCAGCTCTGCTACCTCTTTTAATTTAAGGACATCCCCTTTTGCAGCTGCGTATAAACTTGTGTACCATCCCCATTTTTTTCCAAAGCCTTCTTCACCGCTTGTTGAATTTCCTGAGTTTGTGAAGAGGTTTTCATATCTAATATTAATTCGCTTGCTAAATTCCAAAAAAAAAGATACGCGCCTAAATAAACCTCAACTGATACTTCTTTCATTATCTCACTATAAGCCTCTGAGCCGTTGTATTTTTCAATAGTGTACATATTGTTAAAACTTGTAATAACGGGTCTGTAAAGTACTGCCATTGCCTTATGAAACGTTTTAAAGTCCGATAGGTATTTCTCTGCATCAATATGCTCACCTGCTGTTATATCTTCAAGGTTTGGAATGAATCCATATTCAACGCCCTTGTGTTTAAACCTTTTTAAATGCGGGGTTGCAACTTTAAAAACGCTATCTATCTGCTCCAGTATTTCATTAATATCATTGAGCTTTATTTTTCTAACAGTCTCCAAATCTAAATCACAGAATATGCTAACCGCTTTTAGTTTGGCGTAATCTTCATTAAGGTCTGGCCTGTTGGTTAATTTTAAATACTCTTGGTATTGCTCTAATCTTACTTCGTTTAAATTCTCTGGTATTTTAATTGTCATATCTTAATGTATTGCGTAATTTCCTTTGTTTGGGTTATCTAAGTGAAACATCACATTGTATCTAATTCCATCAATTGCGTGGTTGTATTTATCAAGGTATAAATTACTCCCTTTGTCTGCATAACAATAGTTATTTAATTCCTTTGCAACATCATTTGAGTTTTCCTCAACTATTATTTCAAAATCCTGCATTCTTAATATGCCGCTTTCTATTGTACCTTTTTTTACTCCTTGAATATTTACTCCTAAATGTTTTAAGTCGGCAATCAAACGAGGCTCTGCACTATCTGCAATTATTAATTTATTACCTACTGAATTAAGTATCTTTGGTGCCAGTACGTGAGTCTTAATTCCGTTTGAGTAGATATGCTGCTTGACGTATATTTTCTTTTTGATTTTGTCAATAGCTATTTCTGTCAATGTATCTGGGTCAACACTGAATCCAAAATCCATCCCACAAGATGTTTGCAATCCATCCGGGTTGAACTTGCCAAACTTCCAATTCGTGAATACAACCCCCTCAGCTTTGTCAAGCCAACCACCCAAAATAACGTGCTTATATTTCTCAGGGTTTGACTTCTTTATACGCTCCACCTCATTAATAAAACTTTCGTCTAAATTATCATAGTTATCTAGGTATGTGGTATGTATGTATGTGGTGTTTCCTTTTGAGCCTGTGAACCCTTCCTGCACCCCTGCATCTTCAAAGAATCGTTTATATATCCAATGCTCTTTAGTGGCGGGGTTTAGTATTAAGATAACTCTATTTTGTACGCCCTTTTGTCTTATGGATAAATTTATCTTATCAAAGGTCGCTTCGTCTGTGAGTTCTTCGGCTTCGTCCATTATCCACGTTGTAACGCCTTGCAATGACTTTAGGTTTGCTGTTTGGTCTCCGCTTGAAGTCTTTAGCCCTTTAAAAATTATCTCGCTTCTGGAGGCTTTATTTACAATCTCACTACGGTTGACTTCAAAGTTAAATCCGATATTTAATAAGTCTAATTTTTCTTGAAACTCTGGAATGATTGATAGATGGGCACTTGTCATCGTTTGCCTTGTAAACAGAATCTTGTTGCCACTTTCAAACGACAAAAGGCTGGCGAATCTGCCAACCTCAAAACTCTTACCTGAGCCCCTGCCACCTGTTATGACAAAGAATCGAGTATTGCTTCCTAATAAGTCCCAAGTGTCCCTATGTTTCTTCAACTTTATAAATATCCTTTATATTGAATTGTTCGTTTAAATAAATATTATTATCTATTGTTTCTTTTGGTTTACCGAATCGATATTCAAGATATAATTTAAGGGCATTAAAATTACCCTCAATAATAAATTCTTTTAACTTTTCAATTGCATCGTCTTTATCAATAACATTATCTAAACGTTCTAAGAATTTCAACTCATCAGCTTTTGGTCGTCTACCTGCACCAATTCTCGCCCCTCCATTATTTTTTCTTTTATCTCCCATTATTGAAAATTTTTGTTTATTCAATTTCCTTATCTACTTCCAAAGTTACTTCAATAGATGCAATCTTATCTTTTTGGGTTTCTAAATAAACCTGTTTTAAGTTGTTTACATAATCCCTCCAGCAACTTGCGCAAGATGTGTCTTGTAGTTTTTCATTGAAGACCCTTAAGTAAATTCCCATTAAATCTCTTTGCTCTGAAATTGAAATAGTGCTTTTCTTTTGTTCAAATAAATTACCAAGATATTCGTAATCATTATCTGTAAGGCATTCTACTTTCTTATATGGAAACCATTTGTTAAGCAGTTCCTTTCTTTCATCACACCCACAATCATCTCCTGCTATTGCCTTAACTACTTTATCAATACCTGTGGCTTTGGTCACTTTTGCTACTGTATCTCCTAAGCCTTTGCTTTTCTTTTTATTTGCCATTTACAAAGTTTTTAATTAATGTATTGCATTTTATTATTGTTTTTGAAATTGCCTGATGGCTTTTATTTGTTTTTCGTGCTATCTCTTCAATCTTTATGCCATCCTGCATATAAGATAGATAAATCATTTTATCGTACCAGTACATTTTATTTATAAATTGATAAATCTCATCGGGTATGCTTTCGGTTTCTGTGTCTACCTGATAAAATACCTTTTGACTTTCTCTAAAATAATCTATTATAGTGCTTCTAAGGCAAAAATAAAAAAATGGCTCTGTTATTATTCTCTTTATCTTTAGGCATTTTATGTAAGTATCTTGCACTAAATCTTCAGCCATATCACCTGCACCAAGTGTTTCGCTAATTGAAACCCATTTTTTATGCTGCGAGGTTATTTTATCCATACTCGCAAATATAGTATTTTTATTTTAATAACAATATAAACATTCCCAAAAATACAAATATAATTCCAACAAGTATAAATCCCGTTTGTATTTCTTTTTCTTCTTGTTCTTTTGGGTATAATTTAGGCCTCTTCAGCTGATAGAATCCTGAGCCTGCAAGTATAATTCCGAGTGTGATAAGTGATAGTGGTATCATATCTTAATTTATTAAACTGATTTTGTACATATTCCCGAATAGGTGGATTGTTTCTTCTTGCATAAACATCTCAGGGAACGCTTCCTTTATTAATTGTTTTTGCTCGTAGCCTCCTTTTTTGTAAAGGTCTTTTATTAGTTGCTTTTGTTGTTCGTTCATAGTTTCTAATTATTTAAAATATTCCTTACCACCGCACCGAGCATCTGGTCGTTTGGGTATTGCTCTTTAAGTTCTTGCAAGGTATCTTTCAGCTTTAGGCATTCCCTAACCTTTGCCGAGAATTTGCCTTTGTGCTTATCGTGTAGGTCTTTGTTTATTGATATGTTTACTCTTGTTTTCATAGTTAAAAGGGGCGGTTAAGCCCCGTATTTTTATCTTAAAATTGTTTTTCCGTTAATAATAACTAATTCTCTTGTGTCTTTTTCTGCCAATTGCAAAGCTATTCTTTTAGTGGCTCTTCCTAAAGTACTGTTGTTTATTGCATCAACCCCAAAACGCTTAATATTGTTTATTACTTCAAGCATCATTAAAGGCATACGCTCATAAGCACCTGTAAATGGAAGATTATTTTCTTTAAGTTCATTTTTGATAATTTCGATTGTAGTTGTCATAGTGGTAAAAGGGGCGGTTAAGCCCCTGTTTTTTTTAGTTAAATGTTTTTTCTATTGCTATTTTTCCAATTACGTGATTAACTACATATTTAAAAAAATTGTTTTGGTCTTCTTTATTCATTTTGAAAAATTCTATTTTAAATTCTTTGTTATATTTTAAAAAGTTATTGAAAGAATTTAAAAGAATTTGTTGATTAGAAAATAATTCATTTTGAGTAATTTCTAAATTTGTTAAAAATTTTTGAGTTGTCATAATTTCTAGTATTTTGGTTTTTGTATGATACAAATATACAAATTTTTTTATTAATACACAACAAAAACACACTTTATTTTAAACTTTAACACTTTCCCTGTAATTCATAACTTTTAAGGATTCCATTTTTACTATAATTTCCATACGTTCCATTACATTTTCTCTAATATTATCTGGGAGGTGACTTAAATTAATTAAGTGCTTGCTTTCTTTTTTTACGTATGAGAAATTGGGTGTTAATTCTTTTAAATTTTCGGTTTCCGTCCAAATTATATGTTTTATTTTTTTAGCTTTTATCTTAAAATTGTGGTCTTTTTGTTTTAGGATTTTATAATTTCTCTTGGCGTTCAAAACAATGGAATTTGACACATCCAAAAATATTGAAACATCAGTGGGTGTTGCGTCGGTGTACTTTCTACAAAGGATAATAAATAAATCCCTATTCTGCCTTCCTAGCTTTGATTTGTGTGTTACTTTTGCTTTAGAATTTGCTTCAATTATTTCTTTTATTTTTGTTAATGTAATCATAATTTTTAGTTTGTTTACTGTTTACTGTAAATGGTAAAGTTTATTTTATTAATTTATTATTCCAGTCTAATTCTATTTCAAAGAATATCGGCTGCTCTTTGTCAAGGTATTTGAAAGTGTGGCGGGTGCAGCTTCTATACTCCCCGTTAATGTATTTTTTTTCAATCGTTCCTATTATTTCGGTTTTTGACAACCTAAAAGGGCGACCTTGTTTGTCTTTGTGGCTTATTGATGGGTTAAATATTGATTCTTTCAAAACGGTCTCTCATTTTCTTGTGAAATAAAATCAGTCAAATATGGTAGCCAGTCTTTATCTACTCCAAAACTCAAACTATCAAACGGTATGTTTCTCGTGTACTCTGGATTCACATTTGTTAAATCACCGTTTTTTTCTACGAATAAAACCGTTTCAGCTTTTTTTAATACCGAACTACCTAAATGTCCTGTTGGTTTGTTAGATTGAAAATTACGGTGCAATACGGTTATGATATGGCTCTTTGTTGTGTCGCTCCATTTTAAAAGTGCATTTGTTATTTTGTTGCTGTCTTCTAAATTGTTAGTGTCTGAAACTAAATCCGCAACGCCATCGATACTTACTAAACCGATATTTTCCCTGTATTCACTTTCCATAAAAAGGTATTCTAAAAACTCGAACCGCTCAGCTGGCGAATAAGGTCTAAGGCAAAAGGTCTTATAAAAGTCTGGATAACCTCCTATCATTTCACAAACTCGCCTGAATGACCTTGCGCTGTGAAATTGGCTTTGCTCGGTATCGATGTCAATTACTAACTTATCCTTTGTGTCGTGTCCTTTAATGTCAAACCCAAATTTATCACTATTGCCACCGATGTATCTCGCTAAAATTAAAGACTTTAAAAAGGTTTTTTTACTTTTTGATGCTCCAACTATGCAGCTGAAGTCTCCATAACTTGCAAATGCTGTTGGATAATCACACCCTTTGTAGTTGTGCGTTCCGATGCTTATTGCTATCGGTTGCGGTTTAATTGGTTTGTTTAAATCAATGTAGGCAGATTGAAATATATCTTTTGGCTCTTTTGTTGAGCCGTTTAATTTTATTAGTGGGATTTCAATCATTTTATTTGTTTTTAAAGTTATTGATTGCTTCGGTTATCTGGTTGTTTAATGCCTTTGTGATTTTATCACTATCCCATTTGCCGTTAACTAATTTCAAAAAGTCTGCTTCGTTTGCTTTTACAATTTCCATTTCTTTTTCCTTTTTTTCTTCTGGCTCAAGTGCTGGATGCTGTCCTAATTCAATTCCCATTTTATCACAAAACATTTTAAACTCATAATCGTTTAGGTTTGTTTCAAACTCTTTAAAAATAGTTTCAAGTGGTTTTCGTAAATGTGAATGTAAAGAATATTGTGCAAATTTTGCATCTCCATATTTTTCAATATCTTCAAAAAATGCTTTTACATAAAGTTTGGCAAATAATTGATTAGATTTTATTTCCTGCTCCTTTTGTCTGTTTATCCATTCCGTGACTTCGGTTAATGCTTTTACGTCTTTATCGTTTGGCTCAAACTTACCGTTGCCCATTCTCCAAAATAGTCTGTTTATATTTGCTTCAAGTGTTGCCATAATTTAAAGTTTATCGTTATATTTAATATTTTGCTTTGTCTTTGGTTTACGTGCCTGCATCAAAATCGTAGGTAGTTTTTCCCTTAATTTAGAAGTACTTAAAATGTTTTCCTTCCAAAAAGTTCCTGCATTGCTGTTTAAAAAATCGTAAATATCTAATAAGTCCTCTTTTGTTGCTTCATCCTGTTGCAAAATAAGTCTTATAGGGTCAACGTAGTTTTTAAATGTTGCTCTTAATTGATGCGTTGGTTTAACGGTTCGGTCTGTTTGGTTTTTAATAAACAACTTTTGGAACTCCAATGCTATTTTGTAATACTCTTTTAAATCATCTGGTACGTCTGAAGTTTTTACTTCGGACAAAAGACCTTTATTTATATCATTTACATTTACACTTACACTTACAGTAGACGAAACTGAACGACCGTTAACGAGCGTTGCATTTCGTTTACGTATTTCAGCACTCTTTATACCTGCTTCAACACGTTGCTGGCGTTGACTATCCCACTTTTGTAAATCTCTTTTTAATGTAGTTTTAATGTTTGCAAAAACAGCCTTAATAAGAATACTATCTGTTTCTGGGTCTTCATCATTCACATAAGCAAATATGTGTTTAATTAGTTTTCCCGCATCTTCATCTGGAAGTTCATCAAAGGTTAACTTCCAATCTGCATAAGCTATAAATGATTTTTTTCCTGTTGCCATCGTGTATTTTTTTTAGTTCGTGTTTTAAAAAGAAAGGGGAAAGGTAAACACGATTAACCTTTTACTGGGATGCCTCCGCAAACCCCTTGAACAAATGTACAAATAAATTTAACTAAATTGGTTTATAATTGCATTGTTTTCTTTTAAAAAGTTAAAACTATAACATTTGAATTTTGTGCCATCAAAATTTGTTCTTTCGATTCCATTGTTTTTTAATTTATTTCTAATTTTATCAATGTCAAATAAAATATATTTTATTATTGTTTCTTGATTTTCAGATAAGACCCCATAAAAATAAATTTGTCCTTTACCATCAATTAATTTATCAATTTCAGTCAATCCATTATATTTTGATTTACTTCTAATTGTAATGTCATCGTAATTCTTATACTTAAACGACCTTATTCTTACTGATATTTGAATATCCGCAGTAAAATATAAATCAAAAGATAATTTAGTATCTTCAATTTCTGAACTTTCGTTAACAACAAAACAATTTTTAGGTAAATTGCTAATGTTTTTGTAAACAATCTTTTTAATATCATTGATAAATTTACGTTCTAATTCCCTAATTTCCATTGATATAATTATTTGCTATATTAAACATTTCTTTATCTAATTCAATTCCTAAACATTTTACCTTTAATTCTTGACATACTTTAATTGTACTTCCAGAACCCATAAAAGGGTCAACAACAAAATCTCCCTCACTAAAAGATACTTCTAATATTTCCCTTATTAATTCGTTTGGTTTTTGTGTTGGATGTATCATTTTTGAAGTGTGTAATCTTGAAACACTAATCAAATTTCCGCGTCTTTTGTTAATTAATTTTTTACCCTTTACACAATAAATTATTATTTCAGTTTGGTTTCCCCAATCGTTTTCTAAATCTCCACTTCCTTTGTTTCCCTTATCCCAAACAATAGGTGTTTTAATAGTAAAATACTTACTTATAATAGCTTCAAATTTACTAAACACAGACCAACTACAAAAGAAATATAAATGTGAATTTACTGCTGTTTTTCTTTGTAATATTTCACAAGTTTTATCTAATAAATCAAAGGCTTCATCTTTACCATCGTTAAGCAATCCACGTTTTGTAATTGCATTTTCATCTGTCGAACGATTAGAAACATAATCAATCCCATAAGGCGGGTCGGTCAAAACTATATCAATACAACCATCTTCTAAAGTTTCTAATATTTCTAAACTATTCCCTTGTTTTATACTTTCGTTTATTTCTGTTTCAATTCGTGATTGCAAAACCTTTTCTTTGTATTCAGCTTTCTTTTCTTCCTTCTTTATTTCCGTAAAAGTTTTTTCACCACTCCATATTTTACTGGCTAATTCAGGCTGCTTTTCTTTTATTTGCTCAAACTTTTCTGCATCTTTCCCGTAGGTCCTTACTGTTTTTTCAGATACATTATTTTGTTTTGCAAGTATTTCAGATGTTTTTGCAGAGTGGAAAAATTTACCACTTTGCTCTTTTGTATATTGATTAATTCCTGTTCCACCTTGTTTATTTTTTTCTCTATTGTACCGCCGTCCAATTAATATTCTTCTTTGGTCAAGCGTTAAATTTCGCCTTCCTAATTGGTTTGCATCCATCCAATCTTTTACCTGTTCTTCATCGTCAAAACTTTTACTTTCGGTTTGATAGTCTAAGTTCCAACGTGTGGCTATTTCATAACGGTTATGCCCATCAATTATAAACCCGTTCCAAGTTATAATTTTGTCTCTTATGCCTTCCGCTAAACAATTATCTTCTAATTGCTTGAACTCTTCAACCGTCAAAGGCGGTATTAACTCCTTAAACTCTTTTTTTACTTCTAACATATTTATAAATTTAAAAACCCTGTAACTCCAGTTGCGTTCGACTTCAACTTTTATTACAGGGTTTAGATTAATATCTTATTGCTATAATGTCGAACGGCAATTACACAAATATAAACTTTTTTTCTATTCCTGCAACTTTTTTAAATGAATTTCTTCTAAAAATTCTTTGTATTGTTTCTTATCACCATATTTTAAATGGCACTCCCTGCATAATGCCTGAAGGTTCTCTATGTAGTCCTTTTGTTTTGAGCCTCCCATTCCTTTGCAGTCAATATGGTGGATGTCAACCGCTTTTTTATTACAAACCTCGCAAGGTATGTATTCACTTTCGTGATAAGCAAAATAATTAAGGTATAGGCGTGTGTGCTGTTTCAATGCTAAATTTTATAAATTCATTTCCTTTTTTTACAATTTCCTTTTTTACGCTCAGCTCCCATATGTCCCTGTCGTTTATGCTATACTTCTTTTGTAATACGTCTATCGTTAGTTTTAAGGGGTTATCTATGTCGCAAAGTGAATTACTAAACCCAAACACAAAAGCCACTTTAAAAGGGGGGTTAAATCGCTTTTTAGGGAGCATTAAAAGCATATCTTTTTCAAATTGCTTATACACTTTGGTTTTGAACCTTCTCCCCTGCCAAGCTTGATTCACTGAAAGTGGCTTTATGTTTAGTTTAATCATTAAAACGGCAAATCATTATCTGCTTCAAGTTCTACATTAGTTGGCTGTGGCTTGTTCTTTGTGTACGTTGCCACCGTTTCAGCATCAACTACTTCAAGACCGTTTTCGGCTTTGTCAATCTTCCAGCCCTTTATTGAGTTGAAATATTTAACCTCGCCTTGTGGGTTTGTCCATTCCCTGCCTGTAATATTGATGCCAATAGTTACATCCTGACCTACTTTGTATTTGTCAAGTATTGAACACTTGTCCTGTACAAATTCAATGATTATATCTTGTGGATAAGATTCATTGGTTGTAATTACAACCTCTCTTTTTTGAAACCCTTTGTCTCCAAAAGTTTGCGTTTCATTGATTACTTTAATTGTTCCTGTTAAATTCATTTGTTTTTGTTTTTAAGATTCTTTTTTAATAATTGATAATTCGGAACGCATTGCCCACATTACGTGGTCTGTCGCTTCCATTATTTTGCGCAACATCCTGAGTTCTGGCACTTGCTCATCTGCTAAGATTTTTCCCGCTGAAACACTCCCTTTGTGCTTATATTGTACCTCGTTGTATTTTTGGTAGGCTTCAATATTGTGCTTTGTAAGATAGTAATAATTAGCGGTTAACTCCCTAAGCATTATGCGCAAATTCTCGCTTGTTGACCAAGTGCCACTCTCATAGGTTTCAATTAACGATGTTATTTTGTTCAATATTTCCTCCATTAGTTTATCTTTAAATTAACATTTTCCTGAATGTAAACTCCTTCAATTTCTTCACCACTTTGCAGAGCCTCTTTTAATGCTTTTTTATCTGCAGCTTCAGTAACTTTTATCGTTTTGTATTCTTTTGGCAAACTATTCACATCGTCAACAATTACCTGACTGCTTTTGCGTGTGCCAAATTTTTGTGTGCCAATTGTAAATTCACCAAACACCTTGACTGCTGTAAGTAAATTATCGGAAAGCCTATCAATTAAATTGGCGTTGCTTTTTTTCATTGCCTGAAGCCTTTTAATTTCATTATCGATTAAATCATTAAACGATTCCTTTTTTCTTATTACTTCCAAATAGGCAATAGACTTTTGCTCTAATTCGCCTTTTGTTATAACAAGTTTTAAATCCATTTCAGAGGTTAATTCCCCCTCCATAAGTTCAATCTCGTTAATTAATTCTTTTTGTGTCAGCGTAATTTCAAATAAACTTTTCATAATCTTTGTTTTTAAAGGTTAATAATTTTTGTTCTTCTATACTTTCGTAGTATTCCATTTCCTGCATTGCAAAAAATTGTTCTTTTGACCCTTCCATATTATTTGCGTTTAAAGTCCTCTGATTCATCTTCTGCAAACACTCCCAACTCATAGAAGCCTGTTTGCTTTAATACTAAACGGCTCAGGGCTCTTTTTTCTGCCATTTCTAAAACATACCAGCTGTTAGTGTTTCCGTCTTTAAAAGACTCGCCTTTTATAGCACTTCCAAACGTTTGCAGTTTGTCATTGTATGCTTTGACTGCTGCGAAGTTAGTTTCACATTTTATAACATCGTAGTTAACATCAATCTTTTCAATGGCTTGTATCTTTTCAATGCCACTTCGGGTTATAATAAGGTAATGCTGATGCTTAAATACATCTTCTTTTGTCAGCTCATACTTCTTGTACAATTCCGTAATTCTTTCTCTGTTCATAATGTTTAGTTTTTAATTATTGTGCAAATTATTGTTTAATTGTTGTGCAAATATCAATTTTAAAAATTCATATTTCTCATCTATTTCTTTCGTGATTCGCAAGTCTTGAACGTCTGGCAATTTCTCCATCCATTGTTTAACCCTTTGTGGCGTTACGGGGTGATGTCCTTTTGGAACGCATCCACCGCTGATTGGTATATCGTGTTGGTTTTTCATAATTCTTTTATTAAATCGTTTAAAATGTTCACTTGTTCAATATAAAAAGCGTCAAACTCTTCTTTGTTTGATTCAACCGCCCTCCATTCTTCTATATACCATTCTTTATCATCTTCGTAAGCATCGTTAAAAGATATGTTATCGTCCGAAATGTATATCGAATGAGTTTCAGTCAAGGCAATTACTCTTGTTATTTTCCCTCCGAATCTGTTTACTGAAACT